CAGACATTTGATCTGAATCAACTAAGATTCTAGCAAGGAAGCTTGATGTGTGATAGCCTGATGCAATGTCAAACGCATACCACTTGGCGAACTCAAGGAAAGGAGAGTAAGGGTTGTCAATTGTAGTAAGCATAGACTTAGTAGTCATTCATTCTCCTTTCACTTAGTTGCTGTGTCTAGTGTAGTTAGTGATACACCAAGCTTCTCTGCTACCTCTGCTCTAGTGTATCCCATGTCCAACCATTGCTTAGCTCTCTTAGTCTTAGTAGGTGTCATTAGCTTAGCTTCCTTAGGTGTAGCAAGATCTCTTACTACATTCATGTCTGCATGCCTAAGGATCTCGCTTAGCTTTGAGTCACTGATAGCACCGGCCTGTATGGCATCCCATTCATTAGATGTTATGCGTATCCTTTGTTTACCTGCGCCGGTACGCTCACGTGCCTTATTAAGCTCCTGATACTTAACCTTCTTTGCTGTCTTCTTGTCCATGTCAGGATTGTACTGACGCTTAGCCTTCATAGCCGTGTTCGCAAAGATCTGGGCCTGCCGTTCAAGGGGGGCGTTTCTTTGAGCATCGGCCAATTTAGAATTGAGGGAGGCCACTTCTGATTGATAGGCCTGGGCAGCAGAGGGTGATCGTTTGGCACGGGGGGTATTTAAAGCAGCAAGGCGAGCCTCATTAGCAAGGGCCTTCAATCTATTAGAATGTACTGCATACAACGCTTCCATAGGAGTGCCGGAAGACAAAGTAAACGCATCAATAGCTTCTGCTAATCTGGTTGTTTTGGTTGTCCTTGGCTTACCCGTTATGTAACTCGTCTTTCCAGTAGGCTCGTATTCTTTCCTGCCAGTAAGTGGGTTGACTGGGCCACCCCTCTTCATGGTTCTTTCTTTGCGATGAGGAACATATAACCTAGATCGAGCCCTTGAAAGAAGAGTCGAAGCACCAGCGCTTCCATCTGGTTGCCTTTGATACTTCTCTTTTAGATCTTTAATATTATTGTCATTGTATGACAAACGATGATTAAGATTCTTCTTTTCAGCATCAATAACAACCATTGAATGTTTAATAGCTCGAGCAATCTCCGAAGTAGAAGCTTTTTTAATTGTCATGTCTGTAATTAGATTTGAAATACTCCCCATTTCAGCTTGCGTATTCCGCATAGGCCTCATACCCTCATACCCTGGATAAGCCGATTGAGGATCGAAGCCTTTAAGTTCTTCCAAAGCTGGAGTATGTTTAACTTTCTTCCCAGTATTTGGAATTACAACTACGGTATCACCATCGAAGTCAGCACCAGACAATCGTTGTGCTACAGTATGATGAATACCAACGGCATCCATAGACTTATTACCAATAAGTTTTAGTCCTTCAGCATTACGATTATTAACAGTCAGTTCAGGAATTTCAAACGTTCCACCATGAGGGTGACGAATCAACACAACTCGTTCACCGTTAGCATATCGAGGAGCAAAGATCTCGCCAGGATGAATGTTCTCAATAGGAAGAAGAACATGAACTGATTGACCAGGAAGCGCTGCGGCTTTAAGGTGTACCGCCGCAGAATCAGTAGCTCCAGCAAAATCTTCAAGAAGTTTCTTACGGACAGTAGGATTTGTAAGATTCATAATGTCTTCGAAACGTTGCTTACGAAGCTCATGCGTCATATCAAGTTGCTGTTTTGCAAGGGCGGGGGATTGTTTTGAAAGCATCTGGGAGGAGAGGTTTCGTGACCACTCTCGCCAATTACCTTCAACGTTTCCAGATTCAGGATCCTCTGGTTTTCCAGAAACAATATTAACTACTGATGTAATGTTTTGTTTTCCGTCCTTACCAACCTCTACGATTGGACGAACAAGTGCTTTGAATGGCAAGTCCATGTCTTCAGTCAATGGTTTCAAAGCATCGAGTTTATTACTGCTTTCATGCTTGCTCTTACTTGTATTAAATTGAATTTCAACGCCAGCAGGAAGATCCTCTTTGTACATGGCCATACCTTTAAGGTAATGCGAATCGCCTACCTTAATACGAACTTGGCCATAATTCTTTCCACCAAGATGTATGTCTTTAACATCTGGGCGAATGTAAATCAAACCATCTGCTTGCGCTCCACCATCTTCTCTGTATCGAACATCAAGACGTTTTGGATCGAGCGATTTGTATTCATATGGTGTCTTGGTATAAGTACGACCACCATCTTCAGAAAAGCTAGCTATCTGTTGAATGTTGGCTCGATTCTTTTGCACTTCCCCCCAAGTTGTCCCAGGAGGAGCCAAGACTTTCATCGTGGTTTCATGTCCAGAAGTAGTAGGAACTTTAACCTGGTGAAGTTCGTACCCTTCTTCTCTACAAATCCCAACCGCATTAGCCAAACGAGTTGCACTAACACCAACATAATTTTCTACACCTTTACCAACATCAATGAATTGCTTTTCAGCAACTTGTTTCTTAAGCATGTCTGCGGTTTGATGCAAGACATTTGCATTATCAGCAGCACCAGGTTCCAGATAAGATCTAACTGTTGAATCAGGAATTCCCATTCGCTCAGAGATAGCAGCTGGCGAATATCCTTTATCCTTCAAACGCTGTACTTCTGCAATGTTAGCTTGTCTTTCTTGATTAGATGCAGAAGATTGTGCTGCTCGAAGTTCATTGATACTAGCTCCAAGCCCTTGGGCAATTTGCTTTTCACTTAGACCTTGCTTCTTCAAGTCTTTAATGAAATCAAGAAAGATTTTATTACGTTTGTTATAATCTTCTGAAACTTGTGGACCTTTGCCCCATCCGCTAGATCCCCAGGGATAACGCCCCGACCTGCGCAAGATTCCATAATGCTCTAGATAATCCTCTTCTTCCAAAATCAAGACATCACCCCCTTTCTTTAGTCAAAACCAAGGGCTCTTGCGGACTTCATCCAACGAGCAGTATGACGAAGAACTTCAGCCAAACCATCGGCATCTTCTGGTGATACCATCAGTCGTAAAACTTTTTCTTCGTGCGTTTTATTAAGACGAGCCGGCCATTCCAAAATTATTACTTGTTGAAAACCAGATCCGTCTCGACGCATGGTTTCTGCTGCAGCTGTTTGATAACCACCCTCCGTTGTTAACCACCAATCTTCAGCATTAAGATCAAACATTACTTCAACTTTGTCTTTAGATGGATCATGCTCCTCCTATAACCGAGAGGCTTTCATTGCTTCAATTTGTTGATCAAAGATTACAATCTTCTCCATTATGTCTGCAATTCTTTCGGGGTGGGGGGTAAAAACACGAATTTCTTCTCGCTGATAAATACGAAGCTCAATTTCAATGTCATAGGGATCGATTGAATACTCTAAACAAAACAAAGCTGCATAAACTTCAAGTTGCGTTTCATATCTAGGAACAATTCCTGTTTTCAAATCATGAATACGAAGTTTTCCTCTACGAAACGCAATTGTATCAGCAGTCCCGAAACAATTTTCAGAATAAAACAAAGGCTGCTCACAATTCATCTTGTAACCTATAGCATCATTGACATAAGTCGACAACGCTTGATTGGATCTAGATAATTTAACACCAAGACGAATCGCTTCATGAGCAAGATTGTGTAAATCCGTGCCTCGTCTTGCGGACATAGCCGCAATGAAACGAGATTCTAATTTTTGATCATCATAATTGATCCAATGATAATTACTAGGGCTGAGGAAAGCGTGTTTATCTCGAAGATCTGAGTGCGCGTTGAAGATCATGCAATACATCCTCCTCAATTTCTGGATAAATGAATGAGGCGAATGACATGCGATTAAACAAGTCAACGTAATACTCTTGATTTGGTTGAATAGGTGCCTCGTGATCAATTTTAGCTTCAAGCATAGCCCAACAATCATTATACAAAATCAAAATATCAGGTATGCCTTGAACGTACCGGGGGTCATTTCTCATAATAACGCAACCTGGGAACATCGCTTCGAGTTTAAGTATAAGTCTCCTTTGATATTTGGATTCCCTCATGCCCACCCCTTTCCTTTAGGGGTATTTAACCTTTCCTGATGCAGATCCGTAAAACGCGGTTTTTCCGAAAGTGAAGATACCGCCGTCTTGTGCAAGAAGCCAATAACCATCACCTTCTGCATCAAACTCAGCATCAACGACAGGCGCATTCAATTTCTTTCCACCCATTGATCCGTGGAACGGGGCTTTTCCAAACGCAAATACCCCACCATCAGAACCAACAAGAAGATAGCCATCATCTTGTGGTCGAACGGCCATTCCCACAATTGGTGCAGTAAGCGTTTTGCCACCCATAGATCCGTGGAATTTTGCATCACCATAACAGAACACCCCACCATCAGCGGCAACAATGTAATAGCCACGACCGCTTTTAGTGCGTTGGATTTCCATAGCGCCGCCTTTCTCTGAGGGCTGCTTTGGCGGTACAGTTGAAGCACCTCCCTGACAAGCTGCAACAATTTCCGGCCATTTATCTCTTGTGTAATTACCAGAACAAGC